GCACAAAAAGAAGGACTATGGATACCTGTGTAAAGAAGAGCCTATGTGCAGTCACTGTGATGTCGCTGCGTGTCGTGAGGCTAAGTATGGTGTGGGTAAAAATGAAACCATGCCTACCATTAGTGGGCTGACTATCCAGAGGTCCGAGCCTCGCCTATTCTTTATGGACGTGGATGGGAAGCGGTTAGAGCTGTCTACCGAACAGTTGCAGATGCCACTACAGTTTCAGAGAGCCTGTATGGAGCAGCTAGATATGATGCCTCCAGTCATGAAGGCATCGGATTGGCAGATATATGTTAATTCTCTATTGCAGGATGCAACGATCATAGAGGTGCCAAAGGAACTTACGGTTCGAGGTCAGTTTGAAGAACTGCTTGAAACCTACTGTACCAGTCGTATCCGCGCCAGATCTCCGCAAGAGATGCTTCTTGGGAAGCCGTGGACAGAGAGTGACATGACGCTGTTTACTCTGAAAGGTTTGATGGACTTCCTATCAAATAGGGGTTTCAAAGAATTGAAACGTCCTCACATCCAACAGAGACTAAAAGATTTGAACGGAGGGGTAGAGTGTAGTTCTATCTACAGGTTCAAAGACGAGGACACGGGGGAATGGAGAAGTATCCGTGTGTGGCATGTGCCAGAATTTGACAACAACGAAATCGAACTACCAAAAAAGGAGACTTTAGATGACGTACCGTTCTGATGAGCAGTATATCAAAGTGGGTGAAGTGTCTCGTTGGCTTGGGGTTGCTCGATCTACCATCTATCGGTGGACAGAAGAAGGGCATTTCCCGAAACCTGTGGTACTGGGTCCTGAGAAGGACAAAAACAGTACGACACGGTGGCTGAAAGCAGACGTTGAGCAGTGGCTCAATTCACGCCCACGCGAGAAACAAGATGGCTGAAGAGACATTGATCTTTGGACCGCCGGGGTGCGGCAAGACCCACACGATGATTGAGATCGTGCGGAAAGAGTTGGCTAGCGGAACTCCACCTGACAGGATCGGGTTTGTGTCTTTTTCCAGAAAGTCTATCGAAGAGGCGAGAAGCAGGGCTGGAGCAGAACTGAATCTAGGTGAGAAAGATCTGCCTTGGTTTAAGACGCTCCACTCTATAGGGTTCAACTGGCTAGGTATGAAGCCAGCGGAAACAGTTGGCTCTGGGGACTTCAAGGTCTTAGGCGAGATGCTCGGCATGGCTTTTGATACCACTACGGCTAGTAACTTAGACGAGGGGATGGTTCCTTTATCTCAAAAGGAAGGCAACCGCTATCTTGAGATCATAGCTCGGTCTAAACTGAAGTGCATTTCGTTAGAACAGGAGTTTAACCACCAAGCGGACTACAATTTGTATTGGTCTATGCTTACGCATCTGGACGAGACATATGCTATGTACAAGGCAGAGCAGGGAAAGTTTGATTACACGGACATGGTCGAGATGTTTGTGCAGCAAGGAACTGCTCCTACCTTAGATGTCCTGATTGTGGACGAGGCTCAAGATTTAACGCCTCTACAGTGGCGGCAGGTTGAGGTCTTGAAGCAGAGTGCTAAAAGGGTTTGGTATGCAGGGGACGATGACCAGTGTATCCACCGTTGGAATGGCGTTGACATAGGTAGCTTTATGAACGCTTGCGATAACAAGCAAGTTCTCGGTCAGAGTTATCGAGTGCCGAGAAGCGTGTTTCAAGTAGCTAACGAACTAGCGAATAGGATCAACTATCGCCAACCAAAGGAGTGGAAGCCTCGTGACGCTGATGGAAGCGTTAACTACTCGATGCACTGGTATGACGTGGACATTGATGACGGATCGTGGACAATCATGGCGCGGACGAACAAGATCCTCAACTACCTCCAAGCACGTCTCAAGGAAGAGGGATATTTCTATGAGCGTTATGGCAACTTCAGCTTCTCACAGAAAGACTTGAGGGCTATGCGTACTTGGGATCTGCTTCGTGAAGGCAAAAGCATCGGCATAAAAGAATGCAAGGAGATGTTCGAGCGTATGCCAAAGCAGGGGGAAGGGGCATTACTGAAGCGAGGGGCAGCGAAAACATTTGATGCGGTAGATCCTGACGGATTTCACAATTACGACAATCTTGTGGCAGAGCATGGCTTGCTAGCCCAAAAAGAATTAGATGCAGCAACAGTAGTGGATTTATCTTTGGAAGAACGCTATTATCTATCTGCGATTAAAAGGCGCGGAGAAAGCCTTGATAAACCAAGAATAAAGTTGTCTACCATCCATCGGATGAAAGGGGGTGAGGATGACAATATTCTTTTACTAACGGACTCATCTTACCCTGCGGTTGAGAACCCAGATCAGGATGACGAACATCGTGTGTTCTATACGGCGGTTACTAGAACGCGAAAGAACCTACATATAGTACAATCCAATTCAAGGTATAGGTATGAGATATGAAAAAGGCTACTACACTTACAGAATACCGAGAGCGTAAAAAGAAAGAAAAGGAAGATCTGGCTAAAGCGGGTGTTGTTGATTTCCAAGAGGAAAGAATTAAACGGATGTGGAATGATCCCAATGTCCCTGATGAACACATCCCTTATGTAGAGTTCACGTTCAGCTCTGAGTCTGGCGATTTTATTTTTGTGCAAGAGAAACCAAACGGAGACAAAGACGATGAAGCGTGACGAAATCCTAGATATAGCTAAAGGACTAATTAACGGTGCACGGGCTAAAGCCTATGGCGATGCCTACGAAAACCACGAGCGCATAGCTAAAATGTGGTCTGTTATTCTGGATAAAGAGGTGTCGGTGTCTCAGGTCTACCAGTGCATGGTAGCCGTAAAACTAGCACGACTTATCGTGACCCCAGAACATGAGGACAGTTGGGTAGATGTTTGCGGTTACGGTGCTCTAGGAGGGGAAAAGAATGGCGAGTAAGAAGGAAAAAAGTCAACTAAGTTTTCTTAATCGTATGGATCTAGATACGATAGAGCAGGACTGGTTACCACCAGAGGTGTTTCCTGACCTGACCAGAAGCGAATATATCGCTATCGACTTGGAAACCAATGACCCAAACCTTATGACACTAGGCCCAGGCTGGGCTAGAGGCGATGGGTTTATTGTCGGTATCGCTATCGCGGCTGGGGACTTTGTTGGCTATTATCCTATTGCTCACGAGGGCGGCGGCAACATTCCTTTGAAGAAGGTGATGACGTGGCTCAAAGACCAGTTGGCTACACCTAAAATCCCGAAGATTATGCACAACGCCACCTATGACGCTGGCTGGCTGCGGTGGGCAGGAGTCAAGATTCAAGGGACAATAATCGACACTATGGTAGCGGCTCCGCTTATTGACGAGAACCGTTTTAGCTACAGCCTAAACAACTTGGCAAAAGATTATCTGAACGAGCGTAAGGACGAGAAGACACTCAGAGCGGCGGCTCTTGACCACGGCTTTGATCCAAAGGCAGAGATGTGGCGGCTCAACTCACGGTTTGTGGGGGCGTATGCCGAGAAAGACGCTGAACTCACATTGAAGCTGTGGAACAGATTTAAGATAGAGCTAGAGGCACAAAGCCTTATGACGGTGTTTGAAATGGAAACGAACCTGATTCCCCTCATGCTTGATATGCGAGAGGCAGGAGTCAAGGTTAACATAGACGGTGCCGAGCAAGCTAAGACATCGTTAATCGAGGCTAAGAAAAACCTTGTGGCGGACATCAAACACGAGACAGGGCTACAGGTAGAGCCGTGGGTATCGACATCTGTGGCTAAAGTATTTGATCATTATAATCTTTATTATAACAGAACCGAGGGCAACGGTCAGCCATCCTTTACCAAAGCCTTTTTGCAAGCCTCACCGCATCCTATTGCGGCAAAGATCTTGCGCTTGCGTGAACTAGACAAGGCAAGCAATACATTTGTTGATAACATCCTGAAGTTCTCTCACAAAGGACGCATCCATTGCGAGTTTCACCAGCTCCGCTCGGATGATGGCGGCACCGTAACAGGGCGTTTTAGTTCCAGTAACCCGAACCTGCAACAGCTTCCAGCGCGAGATCCAGAGATTAAATCTTTGATC